TTTGCGCTTCGGTCAAGCCGATTTGGTGTCCCGCACCAGCAAGGCGTAGACCCATTTCGACAATCTCCGCCTCTGTAGTCGCCAAGTTGTTTCCGAGTGCGACTACGGTCGAGCCAAGACGATCAATGTTTTCCATCGGCATTTGGACGATGTTGGCGAACCGCGCAAGACTTGTCGCAGCCGTTTCCGCGGTCATGTTCGTTGCTTCGCCCAAGTCGATCATGACCCGCGTAAATTTCAAGATGTGTGGCGTTTCAATACCGAGCTGACCTGCGGCTTCGGCAACGCCTGCGATTTCGATTGCACTTGCGGGCAATTCCTTCGCCATGTCGCGAATGCCTCGTTCGAGTGCGGCGAATTCGGCTTCTGATGCGTCGACTGTTTTTCTGACGCCAGCGAACGCCGACTCAAAGTCAATCGCTGACTTCGACGCAAGCCCAAGACCGCTAGCCATCGCGATTCCACCGGCTGTCACAGCTTTTCCGACTTTGCCGACCGCCTCAAACGTTTCGCGGTTTTTCTTGATTGTGTCCGCGAATGTTTGCGTTTCTTTCGCGGTCTTGTTCATTGCGTCTGATGCCGTCTTAGCCGCACCATCTATGCTAGCGAGCTTTTTCGAAAAGCTTTCTAGCTCCTGCGTCGCTCGTGACAATGCGCCGACAAATTGCGATATATCCGCGCCAACTCTTACGTTTATATTTTCGTACAAATCCGCTATTCACCCCTTTCATCGACCTGCAAAGTCGCCAGCCATGCGTTGATTTCGTCGACCTCACGACGCATTTCGTCTAGCGACTTGCGGTCGCGAGGCTTAACGTCGTTCCCGTTCGGTCGCTTGAACAAATCAGACTTTTTGAGCTTTTTCGCGTGAAATGCGGAGCGTATCCACATTGCTTGCGTTGCAAGCTTGTCGTATTCGTCATACCGTCTTTCGTTTTCCGCTTGCATCAGGAATCGCAAACTCGCGCGGTGTGAGTGCCTCAACTTCATGCGGTTTTAAGCCGAGATAGCGCCAGCCGTCCGCAATAATTCTGTCAAAGTCGAACTCTAGCTCGTCAATTGTTCGAGCGCTTTCTTCGCTTCTGGATTGTCCTTCAACAACTTGTCTAGCGTTGGTTTGTAGAAAAAACTATCCGTGACTATTTCGTTGCAAATCTTTATAACAGTGTCTTGATCGAGTTTTTGTGCTTCAAATAATTCTTCGATTGCCTTTTCGACGTCCTTCAAGCGAAAGTTCTTTTCTGTGTGGAGAAGTCCGGCGTATACAATGTGAACGAATGTTTCCAAATCGCCCATAATTGCTTTTGCGATTAGTTCGTATGCGCCGCCTTGGTGTAGACCGTTCAAATATTTGACTGCCTTAAAGTTCAACTTTAGCTCGTACTCTTTGCCTTGTATTTCAAACGTCGTCATGACGTATTACCTCCTGTTTCAATAGTGAAATAAAAGGCGGGCATAAAGCCCGCTACAGTTAAATATCCTTTGCGCCTTCCGGAACTTCGGCTAGCGTCTCGGTTTTTGTTTCCCCAACCAATGACGCCTCGATTGAATATGTTGCGTTGTCGTCGCCAGGATATTCGACGTCGAATGTCGAAATCATATATTTTCCTACTTTCGCTTCTAGCGTGTTTATGTCAATTTCGAGAATTTCGACAAACTCACCGTCATCAATCGCACTTTCTAGCGCTTCAAGTGCCGGATCGTCTTTTGCCATCAGTCCCTCGAAACTGATTGTCTCTGTTTTATTTCCGTAGTCTGAACCGCTTATGTCCTTTGTGCTGACTTCGATTTCGTCCCGGCTTTTTGAGCGTGAACCCGTTGTCTGATACAACACACGTAATACCGTTCCGGATTCTCCCTCCGGTACGCGAACAGCGAATATTTTGTCTTGGCCTTTTACGACTGCCATTCGTCAAATCACTCCTTGTATAAATTGATTGTTACGGTCACATCAAGATAGGCCCTATGATATTCCGAATGCCGCTCCAGCTCTTCGACTGGCACACGCACTTCTCGCTCAATTTCGCAATCAAAAAAGCCAACCGTTGGCAAGTCTGGCTGGCTCGTATCTACTAGCGGTATTCGGTTGAATAGCAACGCTTGTTTCAACTCGCTTTGCAGGCGAGTTCTCTGAGCGTTTGTTTGTCCATGTATTCCGACTTGGAAATGATATTCCGACTGAATTGCGTCACGCAATTTGTCAAGCGTTTCGTTATTCACCTGCAAATCTTCGATCGTGATAAACGGTTTTTCATTCGGCAACTTCACGCCATCGTAAATCCATACGACCGGAACATCAACTGCGTCCTCTATAAAAAATTTCAGTGACGCCTGAATATCGTAAAGCATCGCGTCACCCCTTCGTTATGCGACGCCGAACAGCATCGCGGTATTTGTTCCGATTATTCCAAATCGCCTTACGCACGAAGCCTTTGCGCGACCTATGCTCGTACTCCTGTCGCAAACCGTATGGCAAGTCCGTCCCCCATTCCCAAACAACGTCCTCGCCATCTACTTTTCGCGGCGATTTTGCGATTGAGTTCTTCAAAGCCCCCGTTTTGACCGGCGCCAATGTCGCTGCTTCGCCTGCCATCTTGCGCGCATATGCCTCGGTGATGCGTTCAATATCCTCAATCATTTCATCATCGCTCATTTGCGCAAACTTTTCGAGTACTTTCTTGTCGCCAAACGCCCGCACATGGAAATTTTTCGCCATTACGAAATCATCCTCGCTAAGCAATTCAACGCGATTGAATTCGCCAATTCCTTTGCGGTCAACGGCAAGTACTTCGTATTCCTTATCGCGATAGACAACACGAATGAGGTCGTCGACAATGTCCGCAACTTGTCCGATTTCAATCGACAACCACAAGTCGCCTTCTTGAACGACTATTCCGCCAACAATGTCGCGGTCTGCCCGCACACTAGACTGTGAGCTAATTTCGGTGACTACCGCATCGACTTCTCGTTCTTCCACACCGCCACCGATTGGCTCGCCGGAAATCGGATCGCGCACAGGCTCGCCCTCAAATTTTACGAGGATTTTTGACGTTCTGTTCGCGATGATTTCCCGCCGAGTCGCCTTCATAAATTCGATGTCCTCTTTCGTCAGCATGCGTAGTCACCCCTACAGATACTCGTCTTTTATGACCGGCACTAGAAAGCTAGTGCATTGTGGATGCGGTGAGAAAATTTCTTTGTCAGTCGGCTTGAACACACCCTTGCCCATGCCATAGCGATCTTCTTCAGCCAATTCATAGCACCGGTGCGATTCGTGATATTTATGGCGACCGCGATTGTCAACTATGCGCAACCAATCCGCAACTTCGCTACGCTCAATGCTTTCTGCCGTTGCTTTGCGATATGCCGTATTCGTCTCCGTAATCACTAACCGCCGAATCATCCACGTTTCATTATCGTAGATTTTGCGGATGTTCCGAACCATTTCGTCGATTGTACGACCTCGAATAATGTCCGAGCGTAACTGTGTTGCGATTGCGTCACGAATTGCGCCCGACACGTTCCATACGCGGTCAGAAAGAATCAGCCCGTCACTCTCCTTGCGATTGAGCGTATATTCAACCGCATTTTGTCGGGCTGTTCTTTTACCGCGGCGCAACAACGGAATACCGATCAGCGCAATCAAAATCGCGTTGTATTCATCAATTGCGAACTTTGCCGACTCGTCAACGACCTCCGCCAAGGCTTTCATGCCGTTGTCGCGCATTCGATATTCGACTTCATCAAGCTCGCGCAACAATCGCATCAACCGCCGCCGTTGAATCGTACCATCATCCGAGACAAACTCCGCAAGCAAAGCGGCGACATCACTCCGAACTCGACCAATTTCGCGAATGACTTTACGAACTTGTCGCTCATTGAGTTCGCCATGCTTGTCCGCGAGTTCTTTCAGCAAGCGTTCGAGTTCGTTCATCGTCTCCGCCACCTAGCTCGCGGCGGCATTGTGATCGGTCTATCGGCACGTTTCGCAATATAGAAACTTGCGCCCGTTTGCTTCGCCCGTTCCGCCTCGTACTGTTTGCGAAGGTCGTTTGCAAGCCGTCTATACTGCTCGCTGACTGCCGACTTGTCAACCGATTCCTCGCCGTCTGTAAATCGAAAATAGTGGGCGGTGGCAAGTGCGATTTGCCACGCGCCTTCGGCTTGTGCGTAAAGCAGTACAAGATTTGATTTATCCGCAGGGATTTCCGCTGACGGCGCTAATCCGTGAACTTTTAAAGCGTCGTCAACGAGTTCCTCTGCGTCAGTTATATCAAAGTTTGGTACGCCCTTGAACCGCTTAGCAAGACGTTCAACAAGTTCGGATTTAGTCGCCATCAGCGTACCCCCTTTATTCCTTGTCTTTTTCGGTTTTCTTCGCTTTCGCCTTTGCCTTCGGCTTCGCCTTAGTTGCCGGCTTTTTCGGCGCTGACTCCTTTTTCACCGGCGTTGGCTTACCGATTATGCGAACGTACTCCAACGCTTCAAGACGTTTGGCAGTGCGTTCTTCAAGCTCAATTTGCGAGCCGATAGGGTGACCGTCGATGATCGCCCCTATCGTCTCGACTTTTACCTTCGCCACTATTCTTCAGCCACGTCAGCGTGGAGTAATAAGCTCGGTGCTTCGACGACCGGGAATCCAGCAGCGGCAACTCGTAAGATGGATTGAATTGGCTCGCGATTGTCGTAAGCCTCCAGTGCAATTCCTGGCTGAAAATTGTTTTCGACTGTTGGTCCGTACAGGAAGTTTCCTAATCCTTCGGACACGAATACAACGCGGTGTTTCGGGAAGAATTCGACTGCTTCGTCCTCGCCAGTGTAAACGTTCCGGACGGTAACTTGGCGATGTGTTACAACTTGTACCGGCGGTAATCCATAGCCGCCCAATACACTATTCAACTCGTCAACTGATACGCGATTACGCCCACTGTCTTTCCCCGCAACTTCGTTGACGATTACGGCGTTTTTCAGTAGTAACGCTTGTGTTTCGCGAGACATCAAAATCAAATCCGCTTGTTTACCGTTTGTTTCGGTATAGAGGTTGTCCCACTCAATCAAGTCGCCGATTACGTCTTTATCTGGGTTCGCCCAAGCATTATCACCAGTCAAGACGATTTTGTGCTCGGCCGGAATTCCGTAATCGACAACGATTTTTACACCGTTTTTGTTGTATTCAAAATTTCCTTTTGCGATAGCTTCCATCTTGGCAACGTCAACACGACGCTGTACAGCCTGTACCAAGTCGGAACCTTTCGTGATTAGACGTTCAATCATTGCTTGACGTTCGCCATCGTTCCTGGCTTGGTTAAGTGCGAGTAGTTCTTCCTCGGTAGCAATATATTTCAGTCCCATTTTCGCAACTTCGCCCATTTCGTGAGCAACTGCATCGCGGTCTACTACCGGAGGCTCGGAACCATAGCCAATCATTGCGGCGATGTGGTTTGTTTTCTTAATTACGTCATACGCAAAAGTCGTAGAGTAAACTTGATCGTCAGGTAAAAATCTATCGCCAATAGAAGGCGCGTCTTTCTTTTCATTTTCTAAAAAGTCGACCAAGCCGCGTAACGCGGGTTTTTGGAATTCTTTCAAATGTGTAATTCCTGCCATTTATCAATCTCTCCTTACGTTATTATTTTTGGTCACAATAAAAACGCCTATCTAAGGCGTTGAGTTAAATATGGGTGACGTAACGAATTAGCGGGTTCGCATCTTTGAATGCTTGTGGCACTTCGTCGGCGAGTTTAGCCTCATAGACGCTTCCGCGAACAATGACTTCCCCAGCAATCAAGTCAGTTACGCCATCGTTTTCAAAATCAACATTCAAAATTCCGAAATTGTCATATTCGCTTAAATCTTCGAGGTGTGCAACCGGCTCAAATTTTCCCGTCGCTTTATTGCGGGCAATCAACTTGCCTACGTCGTTATAGCCGACAGGGAACTTTGTAGCGTCGAGAGTTGCGCCACCTTCAATGAATTGAAAATGTTCAGATGCTAGAATGTTTTTTCCGCTACGAAACTCTGTTTCTGTAAACTTCGGGCCGTATAATGGCATTCTACATTCCTCCTAAATTATATTTTCCCTTTGGATTTTAAAATTTTGCCCCATTTAAAGCCGATGTCTCTTTCATCCACCGGCTCGGGTCTGTCGCGTTCGCCATTCATCGGCGACGGATCAACATACTTCGGTTTCGGCGGAAACACCGCCTTCAATTGTTCGATTGATTGCTCTAACTCCTCGTCTGTCTCACCGGTGAGAGTATTGCGCAAGACGCGAATTTGCTCGTCATCATAGCCGGCTTTTGCGAGCAAAGCGTCTTTTTTAGCGTTTAGCGTATGTTGTTTAAATTGTTCAAGTTCTTGTTGCGCTTTTTCATATAGCTTTTTATACTCGTTTTGTTCTTCAAGTTTTTTCTTTTCGGCTTCTTCTTGCGCTTTTTGAAGCTCGGCCAACTGCGCTTTCAGCGCGTTGACTTCGTCTACTTTTTCTTTGAAGCGCTCATAAGGTACTTTATGACTGGCTTGTTGATTGTCGGTATTTTTCGTCTCCGCAGACGGTTGTTGCTGTTGTTGCTCGTCAATATTCGTTTTTGTTTCGACAATTTCTTGCGACATTCAAAATACCTCCTT